CACCCTTTTCTCAGGTGCTCTCATGATACGATGAATTAACATAGCATCTTCCATAAGAGTTAGTTGTTTAAATATCTTCCTTCCGTTTTCTAATAAAGAACGACCATATGGTAAAAAGTTTGTATCAGATAATACACGGAAGTGAGCTATCTCATAGTTTTCTTTTATTTCTTTTTTATTATCTTCAACTTCAAACTGAATAAGTTGTGGGTTAACAGGATCGTGGTCTTCTAATCTTGTAATATCATAAGCAGAGATAGGTTTTACATTTACCACCCCATACTTATCTACGATATCTAACTGAAGATAAAAGTCCCCATACTTAGTCATGTTACGAATCCAACTCCATAAGTTAAATTCAATATTCATAACATCATAAAATAAGTTGTGTAAAATCTTTTGAACTTGATTGTTTTCACTTTTTACTTTAAGTATCTCACCCTCAATATTATCAACGGTTGATTCATCCGAATATATGTCAAGAGCAGAAGCAATAATCGGGTCTTGATCCATTAACTCATAATCTTTAAATAGGTCATGTTTTCTTATCTCATATGAAGCTCTTCTGTTTTGAGCAGTTGCATATGGATTTGTATAAGTATTTTGCATCATCCGATTGTATCGGTCAACAAAATTTGATGTCAAACTTGTTTGTGAGTAGTCCAAATCTTTTACTATCAAACGATTATCATCAGTTTTCTTGATGATAACATTAGATTGAAATAATCTACCAAGTCTTGTAAATAAATTGTCTGCCATGTTTTACCCCAATAGCCAAGTTAAATCTTCTTCTTCATTTTCATTAATTTTTATTTTATATGGATTACTCTTAGGAGCACTATTTGATGTCATTACTGCTGAGTTTCCATTTAGACTCCCAATAGAACTAACCAAACTACTTTGAAATTCGTTTCTCTCTGATTGAATACGAATCGCAGTATCCCTAATCCATAATAAAATAGCATAAGACATAACAAGGTCATCATTATATCCTTCTAATGCTTCAGTTTTACTGTTCTTATATATAAATACAAAAAGTTCATCAATTAAACGAGTTGATTTTATCTTTACCATCTTTTCTCGTGTATATTCTTCCATCTTAGCGATAATCAACGGTTTAGACTTCATAGTTGTTGTAAAACCTGGTATCTTATTTTTATCTATTTGTCTATATCTGTTTGTATGTTGAACATCCTCATCTACAATAAGGTGATTTTTTTCTTGATAAAAAAGATTTTCATATCCCCTATCAATAATTGTTTGTAATGTAGCCCAACCTATGTTATTGTTTTCAACAACAAGTAGGGCATCATTATACTTTGTAGCTAACTCAATTAAAAAGTTTCCAAACTCGGTTGTCCCTAACTGACCTTTGTATTCTGCTACTTGTTCCATCTCTTCTATATCAAATACTTGAGCAGTGCTGTAATCAGTTCCATCTCCTCGAGCAACATCAGCACTAATCAAGTATTTTTTAGAATAATCTGGATATCCCCATATCCATAAGTTTCTATCAAACCCACTCTTCTCACTTGGCTCACAACATAGATTATCTTTATACCAACCCAAGATAAGAGGATCAACAACTGAACGACCAGAACTTAAAAAGTCAGCATCACATTCTTGAGCAGCTTTACTAGGTCCTAATATCTTATTCTGTTCATCTCTCCAACTCTGGTCTCTTTCAGGATGGTCTGTCCAATGGAGTTTGATTGTATTAAATTTATTTGTCCCATCTTTAGCATCCATCCAAGTTTTGTGAAACCAATTACCCACACCATTAGGTGTTGATATACCAATACATTGACCACCTGTAGCAAGTGTCTGTTGAGCAGCAGTCCAGATGATATCAATCTTATCAATGAAAGCAGCCTCGTCTAATATCAGTAGGGATAGAGCTTCAGAACGACCAGCAGACTCATTAGAAGCAATAGCTTTTATCTGACTTCCGTTCTTAAATATAAGTGAAAGTTTGTTGTTTTCCACAATAGCAGTTTTCAACCAATTAGGTAATCCCTCATACATGATACGAACTTTTGTTACCAAGTTTTTTGCTGTATCCTTAGATGTAGCAATACATAGGATGTTTTTGTCATTGTGAAATAACATCATCCATAAAGCATAAGCAGCACTTAGGGTTGATATACCTAACTGACGAGATTTTAGTACAACATTATAGTCGTGTTTCTCGAACTCATCTAGTACATCATACTGATAAGGGTAAAGTTTAAACTTTATCTTACCCCTTTGTGGATGTTGGATAGTACAAAACTCATTGATAAAGTAACTAGGACTTTTAGCACACTTTACATAGTTTTGTTTTATCGCTTGTTTTAAGTTACTCATATCTTATTCAAACCTTGTTCGTGGTTTCCAATAGCAGTTGCTACTGTTTCATCAAATGGACTATCTGCCTTTTCTATCTCTACCATTTCAGATTCGTATTCAGCAAGAACAGCTTCCCATCTTTTTTCTTCTTGTTCTTTTACCCAATCTTCCCACTTACCTTCTCTTTTTAATTTCATTTCAAAATCAATTTGACAATAATAGCACCTAGCCATACGGTTAAAAGTTTCTTGGTCAATTGTTTTAAGAATAAGTTTTTCACAATCATCACATTTATCAAATCCTCTTGGTGGTATTTTGGTAATTTGTTGTCTTTTACCATCCACTTTAGTAAATTTTCTACCACTTGGTTCTTCCCAAATCTCGCCTTCTTTTCTCATCTCAATAGTTTTTCCGGTATATCCTATTCGTGGAGTTCCTTTACCACCAACACCAGCTATTAACTTTTTTACTTTCTCTATATTTCTACCCATAATATAACCTCTATTTTAAAAAAACATCAATCCTGTTATTTGATTTATAGGAGCAAAAGCACCTGTAAACTTATAAATATTTCCATTGTATTTAAATACCAATCCTTCGGTTGGAACGATAGCATCAAAACCACCGATAGCATTTAATCTATCTAATTGTATCTTTAGTCTATTTAATTTTTTTAAGTCTCCACCACTTCTTATATCAGAGATAGCGGACTTAAGTTTCTTTCTCATGTTCTGAACTGACTTTGCTGGATTAACAGCTAACCACCCATCCATGTTCTTCATTATCTCAGCACCAACTTCAAAGAATAATGTTTCAAATGGTTTCATATTTTCTTTAACCATTTTTGCTTGGTCTAACTTATCAGTAGTTAAAGCCCAATCTAAAAACTTATCGTTATCTATCGTAGCTTTCATATCTCTTATCGAATATGATTTATCAAAGAAAGCCCATCTCATCGTGAGTTTTTTAAGAACATTTGTTGGTATCTTGTATTTGTATTGTTTAGCTGCGTTAAAGATATACTCTTCCCAAAATCTCTGATGATATAATCCAAGTGTATCGTTATCTTTAAGAGCATACTGACTCTGTAACTTAGATAAACGACCATGAAACTTTTTCTTCATCTTACCAAAGTCTTGATGTTTAGGAACAGTAACAAAGTTTGGTTTAGATATCTTATAGTGTTTTTGTATGTGTTGATTAACTTGTTTTATCATACCTTGTAACATTCTAGCACTATCTTTTGCCTGTCCTATTGGTCTACCACTATCATCGTACTCGATTGCTCCATGAAAAAGTAACTCTGTAATATCGTAGTTAACTACATTCTCACTAGCAGGCCACATCACCTCTAAACTCATAAACTTACTACCATTACCAAAAATCTTATCCTGTTGTTTTTTAGAAAGAGCACCGATTGCCTTTGTTAAATCTCTCATCGCATATACAAAAGCATTTCGTATATCACCTCTACCTTTAAATTTTTTCTCCACATCCTTTATGGTCAATGCCGTTTCACCTTTATTTTTAAGGTGTCCTTTGTTACGAGCAGCAATAAGTTTTCCATCCTTATAACTTATCATTAAGTTTTGCCCGTCTGTTTTTTCAGTAACATTATCTTCACGACTTAACTGACCACCCAATCCTAACTCTATTATCTTTTTTAAATCTTTAAAGGTTAACTCTTTATCATCAAACGGATGATTCATATGTCCGTAAGCTCCTCCCATTAACAATAACTCCTTTCCATTTCTTTCTAAATTACTTGTAAGTGAATAAACCTCTTTTACAATGTCATATTCACCGTGCTGTTCGTTTCCTCTGTCTTGGTCTGTATTAGTTGGCTCTTCTTTTTCTAGTTGGTCTAATGTATTTTTACTATGTTTAAGAACTGACTTTCTTGATTTTTTAAGTTTGTCCGTGTATTCATAATCTTGATTTTTTAAAATCATATCAATATGGTCTAACCAATGATTCCACAACTCACTTCCAACTAAATCTAAATCATTAGCAGCACTTGGTTCTGATACACCAGCAGGTCCGTATGATACTGAACCTATTGGACCATTTGGATATTTTGGAATATCAAACTCTTGACTATAGTAGTTTTCATCATCAATTAAATTTTTAGCAATCTCCCAACCTAATCTACCAGCTTCCTTCTCACCCCTAAGTAAGTAAGATTTTAAACTTGATATAAAACCAGGACCATCATCCACCCCATCAGATTGAGTACCTGTGCTTTCTAATAAACCACGATAAACCTCATATAGTTTTTTAAACTTATTGGTCATCATATTATACACACCTTTATCGTAGTATCCAAATGTTTTTTTGAAAAACTTTACT